GACCGCAACCGATGGACGTCCTATCTGCCAGTTGTCCGAAATCGGATCCCCCTATCCTATTATGCAACGCTATGCGGATACCCTGACCGTTGTCTCTACCGAAAATGACCGGATGATCGCCCGCTTATCCGCTATTCCAGGAGTAGAGTATCTCGGAACCGTTGACGCCCATCTCTTAGAAAACTAACCACCCACACCCACACAAAGGAAACCCACCCCATGAAAACCCTCATCTGGATCATTCTCGGCACCGCTATTCTGTTTTGCGCCCTCGCCATTGGCACCGGTCTCATGACCGCGGGCGACCTCTTCCAAACCGCAGTCAACACCGCGAGCACCGCGGCAGAATTGACCGCCAACGTTATCAAATAGGATTGACACCATGCACACCACACACCCTGAACCTCTCCATATTCTCACCTGTGGACATTTCCCTTCCCCGCACTCAGAATTCACCACGGGTTATGGTACTGACCGCGAAGGGCATACCCACTGTTATGAGTGTATCGCGGAACTCGACCGCCAGGACATGATCGCCACCGGAAAAGCCACCCTGTATTTTGAAGAAAAGAAACACACCGTTACCAATTGGCCGGGAAGTTTATCCTTCCCCCTGTACCCTCGTATTGCGAAATCCCGCCACAATTTTGGGATACCCCGCTATGATTATTGGTTCAAAGGGCCAGACGGTTATGTTTGGCATGGTTACACCATTGGCGACATGACACAGATTGCCCACTGCCAACGCACACAGGAAACCCGCTAATCTAATCACCCTATAAGGACCCGCCCCCATGAACGCACAAACTATCTACCACAAAACCGAAACCAAAAACTTTGAACCCTTGACCCTTGACGAGATGAAACAATTATCCGGTCATGTGTGGGGCATGATCGAAAACCCGCGCCACCCCAAATATGGACGCATGGCCCAAATGAAAGTGACTAGCGTCAAGACATGGAAGCGCCAACCCGCACGCGTGGAAGTACATTGTAAATACGGGATGTATGAATACCTCACCTTTACGGAGAGTGAAACCCTTTACAAAGAAGTATAGCTATTCCTGCCCTCTCAAAGGATACATAACCTCGCGTTGTGTGTCCCCTAGAGTACAAGAATAAACCACCCACATAAGGAGAACTCAGAACATGCAAACTACCGTCACCCTCGCACAATTACAAGATGAAAAATATACCTTCATCCAATCGGACTCAGATCTGATCGCCGTCCTTGAATTTGTCGGCTTGCCCCCCACATGGGCCGAGCATATCTCAGGTGCCGTGGTCAAAATCTTAGATGGAGAATATGGACAAGTCTACTTGTCTGAATCCTCCGCCCCTTACGCCCTTGCCGCATGGTATCACCCCTTGCCCTACTACATGGACACCCACCGCGGCAAGCAATACCTCCCCGCCTACTGGCAAGAAGAAACGTACCCATGAAACGCCCCAACAAATACACCTACCTGTTTATCGTTCAAGGATACTACATCAACCAATGGGAAGATGTAGATCAATCCGAGAGCCAACGCGAAGCCCGCGCCAGCCTGAAAGCCTACCGCACCAACGACCCCAAACACGCGTACCGTATGATCTACCGTCGCGAATTGAACTAACCCACACCCACCCACAAAGGAGATTATCCCATGACCCGCACCCTTGCCCCCGAACTACAAGAAATCTATAGCACCCTCATCAACGAGGGCCACGAAGTCTATACCTATACCTTTGCAGGATACACCAACGACGCCGAAGAAATCCTGTGCCTGTGCTGGTACGAAGATGGACGCGTGCTCAATATCCAACAATCCACTTGGTACAACGCCCGCTATGCCCGTAATTTATTCACCCTCAGCAATGACTACGTACCCTCACGAGAAAATGGATCGGGATGTCGCCTATCCCCCGAAAATACAATGGGCACCCACCCCGCCGACCTCTTGACCTACCGTCACACCCCGACATGGGTACATACCGCCAAACAGTACCGCGATATGTCCCACTTTTTGAGACTCAATAAACATTACCATAAAATCTAAAGGATACCCACCACCATGAACACCCAAGATAAAATCTCCCAATTCGCAGAGCTTTTGCACACCGAACAGGTAGCCACCTTGACCAGACGCTACCCCAACATCCCCGATCCTGATCACTATTGCCGAGTCACCGTCACCCCCGCGAAGAAGTATACCCGTGTAGATGTAGGATCATCCGGTAAATACATGGTCGAGAATGACACCGAAATCATTTATGGTATCAAAGCTTATGGTGTCATCCACCGCGGCCATTCATACGGCACCCTTGACACGATCAACGACTGGAAATGGGGCGACTACATTGCCCACCGCAAACCCGCATAACCCCGGCTTGCCCGCTCCCCCCGCCCCCCTTCCCCGGAAGGTGGGCGCACCGAGCAGACAAACCCCACCACACAAGGAGATACAAGACCATGAGAACCCCATACGAAACCCACGCCAGCCACAAGCACCACGTCACCACGCACAGCCCGAACGGAATCGATCTCATTGAAGAATGCACCGAATGCCCCGCGCGTTTCCTTGTTCACCACACCGAGCCAGAATTCCCGCGCCAGCTTGACCCCTTACCCCCCGCAGAAACGCACCTCAACGGGTATAAAATCAGACGTAATTCATTTTGGACTACCTACCAGGTAAGCCATCCCGCCATTGGATCATGCGGAGAGTTTACCTTTTATCAAGACGCGATCAACTATTGCAAAGCAGGATAACCCCATGAAACGCCACGCCCACACACCCCGCCCCGTATCCATGTTTGCCGCAACCGCGCAAGACCTCCCGCTTTTTTCTCTCACCCCCATGCGCGCGCAAGAGTCAGTCTACCGCCCAACCCCCGCCACCCGCGCGCCCTCGTTGTTTGGGTGTGGGATATGCTATGGAACGGGGAGATATAACGGGAAAAAATGCCCGTGTACTTTGAAGTAAAACAAAGGAGATACAAAGTGACTACCCCCACCCTTTACGCCCGACGCGTACCCGCAAATGACGAGATGAAATCCTCGTACCCCGCCGAACTCAACGACAAAGAAGATACCATCTTGACCCACGAATACGACAGCCCAGAGATTGCCCGCTTCCCGTGGAATAGACCCCTCCGCGTACTAGCCCCAGAAGTCACCATAAACGGCAGTCATTACCGCCTGATATGGAGAACGGACTAACCCCATCTACCCCCGGTCGTGTGCAGTACTTGCAACATGGCCGGATAAACTATCTTTATTTTAAGGAGAACCCATGCCCACCCCCGACCTTGACCACCTCATGCACCACGCCGACCTGCCAAGCGAGACACAGACCGCCCTTGAACGTGCGTTCAATGCGCTCACTCAGGCTGAACGCACCCACGCGGCTACCCCCACCCTTGAAACGGCCCAGGCGTTAGCCCAGGCTGAAAACCATTATCAGATCGCCCTCGCAAATAAGCGGGCGCTCTCACCCAAAGGAGCATGAACATGCACCCTACCCCCGCCTACGGCATTCCCAACCTGGATGCCCGCATCAAGCAAGCCGAAGCCATGCTCGATATGGCCCGCGCCCTGGCTAAACGGGAGCCTACCCCCGAACACACCCACGCGGTCACGCGTTGGGAAATCCACTACAATGATTTGCTCGAAAAGAAAAAGGTGAACCCATGAAAGGCGACTTCTACCCCACCGACTCAGACGACAACGACCCTACCCCCGGCCCCTCGTGGTTGTGGCTGTGGATTGTCCTCGTCACAATGGCTCTGATCTATATCCTTGTTTCCGTTGGACATTGGGTGTTTAGTTGGGTCTTTGCCCCCGCCCTTACCTTACCCGCAGGTGCGTGCGTGGCACCCCTATGCGCCTTAATCTTTCGTCCCCGGTTCGTGGCAAATGTCATGGACACGGAAGGCAACCGCGTCCACACCGCCTACCCCTACCACGATCTTCACGTCAAGCCGGAACCCATCCACGAAGAAGGCAGGGTACTTTATGAAACCAGCGGCTCAACCTGGCGCGGCAATCAGAACCAGCGCACGTTTATCGTGTATGCCTTCCAAGATACAAATGGCAATTGGGTCCACTGTGGAAACCTGGACGGGTAAGCAACCCCCACGAGACTACCCCCACCCCCGGCTAACTACCGGGGGTTTTTGTTTGCCAGCACACGGGCCAGCGCCACCATCCCCGGGGTCATTTCCCCGTTCAGGAGCACGTCACATGCCCGCAGTCTTGCCCCCATCTCAGACTGCCTATTCACCCACTCAGGATGATCCGCTTCCGCCTGAATGATGCGGGCTTCGAGCTTGCGCCGCTTCACTTCGACCTGGATGGCTTGGACGGTAGCCAAAGCCCTACAATCTGGATCGTCAGTAGCTTTAGACCAGGCCATCACCCATTCGCACATCTCCTCTGCCCGGTCGAGTTGTTCTTCCATGTCCTCAACCAGCAAGGCCCACCCCAGGATGGCCCGGAATTGGGAACGAGATAAGGGGTAACGCTCGCGCAAGACAGGCGGGATGTGGGTTGATAACCAATGGCAACCGCGCAAGGTGCTGATGCTTTCCCCCACCTTCGACACCGCCCGGTACAAGTCAGCGGCCTTCTCGTAGTGGACCGCATCCTCGGCCAACTGATCGCCAAGACTCCACCGCGCCGCATCCCCCATCGCCACAAGCGCGGCATAGAGGGACAGGTCAGGGGTATGTGTTGCATGTGGAACATCAAACACGGCCAAACCACCTGAGAATATCTTCCGTTTCATACGCCATGATCAAGTTGTCGAAGTGAAAGCGTTCCCAATACTTCGCCTCCGCAGGCGTAAGCGCGTCCATGCCCTTCGCTCGCAGTTCGGTCCGCTTGATTTCTACCCGTACACTCACGGCGCGGGCTAACCAGGACGGAAGGCCAGTCACCACAACATCGTAAAGCCCAGGGACGGAGCAGACATCATCCACCTCGTACCCGTAGGCTAACAGTTCTTCCTTGATGGCATTGTGGTTGCTATCTTTGTGCGTACCTTTGCGATCATGCGCCATGTCCAAACACCTTTGTGCCGCCCTGTTCCCAATTGGAGAGCAGTCTATTCTCTGGATAATCAGGGTTACTCTTGTGCACTTGCAAGCAAGCAGGGCACACAGGCCGCGCCGCGAGCGCATGTCCACTTACCTTGCGACTCCCCTCGCACTTGGCCGGACATAAGTTCTCCCACGCACTCCACATATCTACGTAGCGCGTCACCACCTCGCCCTTCTTATTCTTTTCTTGCACTCTTACCTTCTCCCACTTCCGCACCTGGATATGGCCGGGGCTGTCATCTGGCACGACAGAAATCTCGACCTTCTTGGGGTCAACTAAGCGCGCGTCAATCCCTGGCATGAGGGCTTGAGTGCGGACGACGAGGGGGTAGTTGTAGCGAAACTCATAAGTGTTCATCGGTTCTCTCCTTTGCTCTTGCGTAGTTCCCTACGCAGTTTGATAATTTCTTTACTCTGATCGCGGACAGTCACCTCTAACCTGACCGCGTAGTTCAAAAGTCTGTGCGCCATCCATGCGTTGATGCGCTTCTGTTTATGATCCAACAACCGCGCCACCGCCAGCACGACATCTATTGCGAAGTGTTCGTTGGAAAGTTTCATAGTTCTCCTTGTGTCTTCGCCTTCAACGTGGCGATAATCTCGCAGGACGACCTCCGGTTCAGGTCCCGTTGTTGCGTGAGGATCCAAATGCAAAAGGTACTGATGCCTAGGGCTTGTTCGGTCGCGTGCCACAGGTGTTCCGCATGCTTGAGCAGGGCAAGTTCCTCATCCGTGAGCGGGGTCATCACTCAATCTCCCGAGGCCCAAGCCATCAAGGAGAAGATCATTCCTAGTATTGCGAAAAGAACCGCGACCGCCAAGAGCGGGGTAAGAGCTTCTATCTCGAAACGCGGAAACACCTTATCAAGAGTGACACACGCGGCGATAAATGCCACTCCCAAAAAACCTATCTTTGCGAATTGTTCGGACGTTTTCATTTGCGATCTCCTTCTAATTGAACTTCACGGTTTTCCATTGCTCACTCCGGGCCGTGAACCATTGGCGTTCGATGTGGTAGTCCAGGCGTACCACTTGGTTGCGCACGTCATCCCTGAACTTCCCGACGATCAATTCAGTCGGCTTGATCGGGGAGGTGGTCGGGGTATAGTAGTCGTCCCGATGTAAGAAGATGACGTTATCCGCGTTCTCCTCCAGGTGCCCACTCTCTCGCAAGTCGGCCAAGCCAGGGCGCTTATCTTCCCGACTTTCTAACCCGCGATTGAGTTGGGTCAGGACCAGGGCATGGGCGTTGTATTCTTTCGCCGCCTCCTTCAACCGAGACGACATCACGCCAAGCCGGGTCAGTTCGTCCCGCCCCGTATCCCGCAACCAGCGCAGGTGATCCACGACCAGCAGATCGGGGCGCACATGGGACATCTCTCGCCACACCGAGGTGACCGTATTGGGGCGCTCATTCACCCATAGATAATCCTTGTACTCCCCCATCAACTCAACCGCAATCCGGTACACTTCCGCTTTCTGGTCCGGGGTCGCCGTGCCCTTCCGCAAATCTCGCCAACGCACCCCGGCCTTGCCGCACGCGGTCCTCGCCCATAAGGAGATGGCCGAGGACTCTAAGGTGAAGAACAGCGCCCGGCCTCCACTCTGTGCCACCATCTGCGCCGCTTGCCAGGCCCAGGCCGTTTTCCCCATACTTGGCCTTGCGGCCAGGATCGTCATGCCTTGCCGCTCTAAGCCCCCGGTCGCTTCATCAAATCCGCCGACATGGATCGGGAGTGACCGGCCTTCGACATGATCCAGGGCGGTCATGAAATGTTCCAGGCTGACATGCGCCGGCAGGGATTCGGCCTTGCCCCCCTGTTTACTCTCTGCAAATTGCCGCCTAAGATGTTCGATGCGCTCCCCTTCCCCTTTTCCCAGGGCGACCGCCATCTGCACGGCCAACCCCGCGAGGTGGGAGTAGTACGCGGCTTGCTCCATCTGGTGCGCGTACTCCCGCACATCCGCAAAGTCAGGGACCTCGAACAGCCACCCACTCAGCGCCTTATGGAAGCCAGGGCTGACTGCTTGCGCCGCGGCGATGAGACTGTCCCCCGCTTTGAGGCGCGCCCAAAAGGTGCGGACCTCTAAGGTGGGGATGACTTCGGGTTCGAGCCAGCCCACTTCCCTGAGCGCGGTAGTGGGGTCGAGGGCCACCGTTGCCGCAAACAAGCGGGCGTAACTGGCCGCGACTTGCGCGGTGCTTTCCTCAAGCGACGGGTTGTTGGTCATGGGTTACTCCGGGGGTTTCCCAATATGGTTTCAGGCGGGCATCAAAAGCCAGGTTGCACCCGTTGAGCACCCGCAGATACTCCGTTCGCCACGCCGCTTCACAGGCAGGCGACTCAAGCCAGGTCTGGATGCGATCCCATTCGGGATCAGCTTCGCGTAAAGTAGTCTTGGAGGTTGGCATCAATGCTCCTCTGTGTATTGGACAGGTTGCGTGGGCTTGGGCGCGTGGCCGTTTTGTTTCAGAGGAAACAGACCCAACCATCCCGCGGTCATGCTCTGTTCCATGATGGCAATAGCATCCTCACCTTGATCCAGAAGGAACTTGATTTGCTTGTTCCGGGTGGTCGGGGTCAACTTCTTCTTTCGCTCTACTCGATATGCTTCCCACTCGTACCACTTATCCATCATTGCAGGTTTGGAATAAAAGCCCGCAATCATCTGTTGTTCAGGAGAGATGGGCGCTGGTGTCTCCGCATACTCCTTCCGCTCTCCAAAGATAACAATACCATTGGCTCCGGTGGGCGGCGCGCCGATAGGCGCAGACTCTTTTATATCAGGAGAAGTCTCAGGAGAAGTCTCAGTTTCATTTAAGATCGTACCAACTTGAGATGATCCATCGTTCCAAGTTGGTATCTCCGATTGTACCAACTTGGTATATTCGATGGTGTACCACTTGGTTTGGTTCCAGTCGTTCGCTTCTGGCTTACGAGAAAGAAGATAGCCATCCTTCTCTAGCTTGCGAAAGATGCGCCCGATGGTGTTGGCTGACCAGAAGGGGAAATTCAGATCGCGCCAGTCAACGTATGTCCCGTATGTCCACCACCTACCATCAATAAACTTCTTGTCTATCTTGTTGCGCTCGGCGCTCAATAGCCAATAGTGTACTTGTTGGAGAACGATAGACTCGTTCAGTCCCACGCGCACCGCTAAGGTTGGGAGAATGAGGAGGGGGTACTCATCCAGGAGGAGTTTCGCACTCATGGTTACTCCTCGAACTTGGCGATGATCTCGTTCACCAGCGCGCTGGCGGTCCACTTGGGGGCGAACTCAGGTAATGGGGCGTTACGCTTCTCGATCAACGCCTTGATCTTGCGCCGGTTCTCCGCCGTAATAGAGTAACCAGGGTTGCGCGCATCACTCTTGTCAGCACGCGGCAACATATGAGGGGGGAGGGGCGACTTACGTTCGTATTTTCGTTTGGGGTTTTCGTTGGTTTCCATGCGCACTATGATACTCCCTGGCGTGGGCATTGTCAAGTACGCAATTTATAAATTTGGATATTGACACGCACCACGAAAGAGTTTATACTAGGGGTACATTCAAACAAAGGAGTACGAAAATGAAAAACATGAACGCCAAACATACATTGTTATACGCCGAATCACAACAGATTCCAGGCGGTAAAAACCTCGTCGCTCGAATTCGGGTTCACCGCTGGAAATGCGGGATGTTCGATGAAACCGTTATGCACGAAGAAGTGTATGACGGGAGCAATGACTTCGCTGATAACGTCTACGAAAAGAAAACCATTCTTGGCGACATCGCAGACTACGGCGCGCAACGCATAGGGATGACCCGCTTCGATGGCCTGGTTGCGGAGTTCGGCGCACCCGACGACGACCTTTTCCCCTTCTGACTACCCAATCGCGAGGACCTCCGCATGGGGTCCTCGCATCCCAACTACCGCGACTATAAGGAGTAACATGAACAGCAAGAAAACCCGTGACGCCCTGATAGCTTTAGAGATTGAGGCTGACTGCTTACCGGACGATGAACAATGGAACCTGCGCGGAGCCGACCTGTACGAAGCCAACCTGCGCGGAGCCAACCTGTACGGAGCCGACCTGTACGGAGCCAACCTGCGCGGAGCCAACCTGCGCGAAGCCAACCTGCGCGAAGCCGACCTGCGCGAAGCCGACCTGCGCGGAGCCGACCTGCGCGAAGCCAACCTGCGCGGAGCCGACCTGTACGAAGCCAACCTGCGCGGAGCCAACCTGCGCGGAGCCAACCTGTACGGAGCCGACCTGTACGGAGCCAACCTGCGCGAAGCCGACCTGCGCGAAGCCGACCTGCGCGGAGCCGACCTGCGCGGAGCCGACCTGCGCGGAGCCGACCTGCGCGGAGCCAACCTGCGCGAAGCCGACCTGCGCGGAGCCAACCTGCGCGAAGCCGACCTGCCGTACTTCCACAAATGGGATATCACCTGGAATACCGATAACCTCATAAAGATCGGATGCAAGGAGAATACGGTTGCGGGATGGGATGAATGGTTTGCCGGAACCGAAACCTATTCGACGGCACGCAACACCGAAGATTTTGAGCGCATCGAAGCCGGATACCAACACGCAAAGCGCATGGTTGAAATCTGGCAGAAATACAATCCCGAAGTGAAGGAGTAACCTATGAACTACACCCCTCCTAATTGGACACACCCCGAAGATAAGTTAGTCGAGATCACCATCTCGGTAACAACTCAGCGCAAGGGCGTTTACGCTCCACGCGGGTTCGAGGCGCACGACTTTCTTATCGGAGAGGAAGATGCATATATCATCCAGAGCGCGCTTATCCCGATGCTCAAGAGCGCGATCAATTCCCTGAACCAGCAAGAGGAAAAGAAGGAAGGCTCCGATGAGTGACCCGATCCGCTTGACCCTCGCTGGATACGAACCTGACCCCGGTGAAAAAGAAGTGGACACCCTGATCACCATCGCCGGACGCCCGCCGAAGTTTGAGGCCACAAAGCAGGACGATTTCCACAGGAAAGCCGCGCGTTTCTATGAAGCCCAAGCGCAAGCCCTTTGTTCGGCGCTCACCAACAGTCTCCCAGGTGGCACCATCTACCAACTGACTATCAAACTTTTGGAGCATCGCACCAATATCTTACGCATAAAGGAGTAACTATGAGTGACAACCCGAACGCCCTGGCAACCCTACTAGCGAACACGGTACGCGAAGGCGAGTGCATGGTATGGCAGGGAGACACCAACGAGGGGTACGCATCCGACAATAAAGGGAGGTTGAGCCGCAGAGTGTACGCCCTAGCGCATGGTCGCGAACCGCTCCACAATGCGTGTCATACCTGCGATAATCGAGCGTGTATCAATCCGGATCACATCTACGATGGGACACAAAAACAAAACATCCAAGACGCGATTGATCGGGGCCGTTTCAAATTCGTAGACCCTGAGACTATCCGGGGATCAGGGAACGGAAAAGCAACCCTTGCCGACGCTCAAGTGGCGGAGATACGCCGCCGATGGGCGGAAGGGAATGTCACACAACAGCAACTCGCGGACGAGTATCATGTTTCGCGTTCGCATATTTCAAACCTGACCCGTCCCAATGGATTTCATTGGGGATGGGCTAAGCAATAGGAGTAACGATGACTGACCAAACAAAAGCCCTGGCAAAACCAGGGGAAGATAAGCTAAAGTCTTTTATGCGGAGCGACGCGATCATGACCCGCTTCCAAGAAATCTTGGGGGACAGGGGCGCGCGCTCTTATGTGTCGTCTGTCCTCCTGGCAGTCGCAAACAACACCGCCTTGCAAGAATGTTCCCACGCTTCGATTGTCGCTTCTGCGCTTCGAGCCGCCACGCTTTCCCTCTCCTGCGATCCCGCTGTCGGTCAGGCGTACCTCGTACCCTACGGCAAGGTAGCGACCTTCGTGGTTGGATACAAAGGGCTGAGAGACATGGCACTGCGGACTAACAAGTATCGTTTCATCCACGTAGACAAGGTGTATCAAGGCGAGGGGGTGGACATTGATCGCATCACCGGATCAGCCAAGATGATCGGCGGCAAAGAGAGTGACACGATAGCCGGGTGGGTGGCGACGTTCGAGCTTTTCAACGGCTTCCGCAAAACTCTGTATATGACGCGCGAAGAAATCCATGCTCATGCCAAGCAATACAGCAAAGGGTATGAGCGGCAAGGCGGAGTATGGAAAGCGAACCCGGCGATGATGGAAAAGAAAACCGTTCTTCGCCAACTGCTCACCCATTGGGGCGTCCTGGATGCGCGTGATGAGTTGTTCATGAGTGCGGTAGATGGGGCAGAGGTGGAAGATTTGGGAACCATCGAGGCCACCTTTGTTCACGAAAAACCTGACCCGCGCGAGGATGTCTCCGAGTCGGACATCATGGAAGAATTGGGGTACGAAAATGTTTCACGTGGTGAATCCAAGAGAGAAATCGAATCGGGAACCCAAGAAACCCCGGCGATGACCTTGAAGATGGCCGAGAACGTGGTCAACGATAAGGGCGTGCGCTACATGGATATGCCTGACGACGAACTCATCAAAGCGGTTCAGCATTTACAGCAATCCATCCGCACCACCACCGATACCGACCGGCGCGTCGAACAACAATTCCGCTTGAGCGCGGTCAATGCGATCCAACTCGCACGGAAGCCCACCGCCTAACCCGATCCAATCAAAGGAGCATGAAATGTATCTGAACCCAATCATCAACGAGCAGGTGATCCACGACGCGTACGGGAACTTAGCCCAGGCGAAAGTATCCTACGCCGACGCGCTGGAGCGTTCCCTTACGATGGACGCCTTCCTCGAAAAACTCAAGGCCAATGCCTTGAGCGACGGAACCGTCGTCGGCAAGAATGAGACGGAGCGCAAGGCCGCTCTCTCCACGCTCTTCGCGGCCCGCATTACAGAACTGGAAACCGCCGAACGCGAAACGCGTAGCGCGCGCGTCGAGGTTGAACTGGCTGAGATTGAAGTGAAGCGCGTCGAAACGCTCGTGCGCTGGTTGAAGTAACCCTACACCCTGAGCCGGGGCAGGTCATCCCCGGCAAAGAAGGATATGATGGCACCCACAGTTGCGGATACTTTTAGCAAAGAACATATGGCGAATCAACTTACTGGATTTCAAAATTACCTGAACAAGCAAGACGAGATGAGCCAAAACGAACGGGACACCTTGTGGCTCGTCGGGCGGGTCGCTTCCCTTTGGAGTGAAGATACCGTCTCCAATGGCCTGGCTAAAGCCCAGGAGGCCCGCGCCGAATATGATGAGTATTGCCGCGCAGAGGGAGATACGGAAACGCACATTCCCCCGTATGCGGCGCGCGGCAACACCCCTTACAGCCGCGACACCATTGACCTCTGCCCATGAACACGTGTGAGAGTTGGAACGCCACCGCCTTCATTGCCGGTTCCATCGCGCTGTTTGGGGCCAGTGTGTTCCAGTTGTGGCGGCACCAGGAGCGGGCTAACCCGGTCGTGCGGGAAGTGAGGTACGCGTTGGACACCGCGCCCATGCCATACGCGGAAGGGACGACATTGGCGATCTCTAAGACCCGCGCCGGTGGCCCGCCGTACTTCACCTTCCCCCCGGAAGTCCAGCGCAAACAACTCGAAGCCCTGTACGATGTGGTAGTCCGTGAGGGCAAGCCACCTCTTGAAAGGCACATGCTCCCCCGCCTGACCCGGACAGAACTCCGCGCGGTACGTGACCACTTCTATCAGGAGCAATGGGCCGAGTACCTGCGCAACGGCATGAACGCCCCCTGGAAACTGACCACCCAGGGTGAGCACAATCTAATTTACTTTTACATGCGCCTCAACGGGAAACTCCCGTATGAGGGGCATGTACACCAAAGGAGAATAAGCAGATGAGTACGACACACGAGCAAGACAAGGATTTATCGGAACTTGTTTTCGATAAGGTTGTTGGTAACTTACGTGCTCCGCTCTTGAACGCCGACTTTGTGGTCGAGTGGGTAGCCAAGAATCTTTCACCGGGGGACGTGTTCCCTTATGGGGACTTGGAAGATTGGGCACTCGCTAACGGCTTCATCGAGGACAACTAGCCCTCCCCCTCCCAACCCCAAACATTTTACACGCGCGCGTGTTGCTAGAGTACGTGAGTGAGCGAGCGTGTGAGTGAGGACAATATGCGAATAAAATTCATTACCCGCGAACCCCGAAAGGGGGAGGCGATCCTGCTGACAGACGAAGGCCAGGAAGTTGAACGTATCCCATGCTTTGCACACACGGCGACGGGCAAGCTAGGGGCTATCCGCCACTTCGAGGATGTCCTGCTCAAGAGGGGGATGAGGGCGGATGAATTGAAGTTCAAGTTCACGGAAGTGAAGGAATAGCGATGGATAACGAACGCAAGAAGCTAACCCCTGAGGAAGCCATCGCCATGCTCCCTGACGACGAGATGATCCACACCTTCCGCCAACCGTCACCATGGTATCCCGAACTCTTAGGATGCGACTGGACGCGTGAGGAGTTTGTCGAACTCATGCGGACGGGTGAACCTGAGTTGTCAGGGGAAGTGGCGACCGGCCTCGGGCACGGTCTTGCAGTGTTCGCCGGGGGCTGGATGTTTGTTGAGACACGCAAGAACAAGGAGTAGGCAGGGATAATCCGTAACCGGAGTTACACGCCCCTTCCCGAAATGATATGTACGACTTTGGACAGATGAGACTATCCATGCAAGAACGCCACTCCAGCGGCGAAACTTACGAAAAGATCGCCGCCTCTTTCGAGAACGAAAGGATCACCCGCGCGCACGTGTGGAAGATGGTGAACAAGGGATGGGAGCCTGACGATCCCGAACTACGGATCATTTTGGGACTCCCCGCTTATAAGCCGATGCCCGTCTGCCCTATTCATGGGGTGGTACACGAATACGATTGTCGCTCACAAGTCGTCAAGCCCCTACGCCAACCCTCGCCCCCACGTCCGCCCCGGATTTCGATCAGGAAGGATGACATGGGGAAGGCGGCGCGGAGCATCAAGAATAATCTCTCCCTCGCCCAGGTGCGGGAGTTGAAGGAGTTGTTATGAAAGCTGAGTTTCGTCACGTACAAATAGAAGTCGGGCAACACGCAAGCGGTAACGTGTCCGACGCGAAAGTGAATGTGTACCGCTTTCCGCGCGGTAGTAGTCGCGGGCATCGCGCCTACCCCTTCACCGAGCGCAACTACTGGCGCGCGGTCGGGATGCAAATTGTGTTGGCGGGGTTCGCTTCGAGTGTACCGTCCATTGCGCGAGAGTGTACCCACGCAGAGAACCACGAGATGTATTTCGGAAATGGAGCGAACTACTGCCCGCATTGTGGCACACGGATCGCGGCAGGGTGGGTGCGCGTGGACGATACAAAGGAGATGCTATGATTACCCCACTACCTGAACCTGACTGGAAACTACTATTCTTCACCCTGGCCTTGAAGGTGAAGGAAATCAAGTATGATAAGGAGTACGTCTACAGTCGGATCGATGAGGCAGACAAAATTATCGAAGGTGTCTTATTGCGTCCTGATTGGTTTGATAGCGCCTTCGATGCGAAGGACGGTGAGTGATGAATAGTTACCTTGCTATTCTTGCGGCCCTTTTGCTTCTCCTCGTCTGCATTGGTACTGTCTATCTGATTATTAGAAGTATCAAGGTGCGCCAGATTACCTACCCGGAGACGGGGGTAATCGTGGTGGGCAATAGTTCCGATATGGAAGTGGGAACTGAGTTGATCATCGGAGGAGCAGAGCGCGTGCGCGTCGTCAAGGCGGATGGGAGTATATTGACTGTTGAATATATCGGAAAGGACGGTGAGTGATGACCCCTATCAAATGCGAATACTGCGGCGCGAACAATGCCGGAGAGTTGGAGTGCGAGAAATGCGGCGCGCCCCTTCCGATCACGTACAATACGTGCTACCTGGAATGGGCCATCGGAGAGGCAGAGATGTTGCGACGAAGATATGGCCCACATTACAACGGCATTGAGACTGTCTCTAGCGGAAGCGGTTACAGAAGTGCTCGCAATGGGCTTGTAAGCTGGCGCTTGTGAGTTGACACCCAACCGCGTTCACAGTAAACTAATGTCAACTCGTGGCGTGGTAGTCATAGCCCTCCTTTGTTTAGAGAACCCCCGTATGGTGTGCGGGGGTTCTCGCTTTATTTCCTACTGAATGTTTTGATGACATGCGCCCAGCACGCATCATACGTTTGGCAATCGGGGTTGGTCACGGTGATCGGTTCGTAAGCAAAGGTTTTGGTAGCGTCGTAAAGGCGCAGGCGCTCAACCTTATCGTTCTGGTTTTCCTCACCCGAGTGCCAGATGCCACCGTCAATGAACACAAATGAAATCTTGGGGGTTGTAAAGACTCTAAAGTCTATCTCTAACGCCTTCCCCACAATCCACCATGCCGCCAGGTATTCATACTCCCACCCCGCATTACTGAGGGCAATGGCGTACATGACTTCCCAACTACTCCCCGCCTCTTTCCCCTGTATCGCGTAACTCCCTTCCCCTAGTTGCACGATCCCCTCAGGCAGATCACCCTCGTAATCTACCATTAGAGGGTGATATCCATGAGTTGCCCCGTAATATAGTATTGCTCCGCATGGGGAACAGTTTCGAGCGCGGCAACTTTCGCGTTGAGTGAATTGAGGATCACCTTCCGGCTTGACCACGGCACGAGTAAGTCGGTCATCGTCAGGACTGTACCCGCATTGCGCCAGCTATCCAATTGTGCTAGTTCCACGCTGGCCTTGTGTATGGCCGGACGCAGTTCCAGGTCAGGCTTCTCGTCCCCCACCAAGGCGGAGATGTTGTACACGTAGCTTGCCGGGTAGATGGTGATCCCCTTGACGAAGACCGCTTCCACAACGGTTTCTTCCTTGACGCCCCCATTGGCCCGCAGGCGGAGGCGGATTTGTAATCGCTTACCCGCGACATAGTTGGCGGCAAAGGTGACTTCTTGTACCGGGGAAGTGCTTACGTCCGTGCTGACCCGCGTCCAGGCGGTGCTATCATCCAGGCGGTAATAGACTGTGATCCAACGCGTCGAAGCGGAGAGGTTGCGCGTGACCAGCGTCACGGACACGAATACTTTTTGTAACCCTAAGGCTCCGTCCGAGAGATACCCCATGTCCAGGTAGCCGTCGTGAATGTAGGAGAAGTTACTATCCCCGTCTGTGTCCAGGTCACGAAGGGGGTCGCGCGTATAGGACGGAAGCGGCACCCATACCAGATGTGGCCCAACGTTGATCCATAGGTTATCGGACCTCAAACCAGGAACAACCTGCACCCGTAGGTCGGTAATAGGTAAGCCCACCGGCCCGCGATACAGTTCGTGTACCCCGGACCCGGCCCGGAGATACACGGCGGAAGTGAAAGCAGAGTCCCGCGCGCCCGCATTGACCGCGTAAATAACCTGATCCCCGGCGTAGGGGATAACGCAGGAGATGACGCCTTGCCGGTCGAAGGGTAGGCCGTCATCCAGATCGGGGCCAACACTTTCGAGCGAGCCATCGAAGTAACGCATGAGGCGCGGCCCCATATTGAAGTACAGGTACACCCCTGAGTGGGCGGCGGCGCGTCCGTTACTCTCGTCGGCCAGGGTTTCCATTGCCGTTACCAGGACAGGCACACTCAAATCATTATTGAGCGTATCAATGCGGTGTAACCTCTGCGCGGCGAATAAAAGATAGGGTTGCAGAAGTTGATCGTTCTGCCCGTAGGTCACAATGTTACTGATCCTTTGGCCCCCGGTCGGATGTACGTCCGGGTAATCATTCATCAACTGCACGCCCCCGCGCATCTCAATGTTCATCGCCCCCAAGTCAGAGGCAAGCAGAAGATAAGCGTTACGGATGACGACTTCATCCGCCAGGTTACTCCCTGGTGTAATGTCGCTCGTCATCCACGTCCACACTCCCGCACTCAGGGCAGAGGTGATGCTGTATTGTTGCTCGTCCAGGTAAACAGACACCTCCGCCAGGAGGATGTCGTGCGTCAGGGTGGCGGAGAAAACGAAGTGAAGATAGTACGCGGCGATCCCGTTGAAAGTTTCTTGTTTCCAGTCCGTAGGGGTCGTGATCGTAATGGTGCCGGAAGCGGCGAGCGTGGCCCCACCCGAGGCGGTGCTATCGCTCGCGACGGTGCAGGCGACTAACTTCTCCCCGTTGTAGTAGTAGCACGCGACGGACGCGGCGTTCGCGTTGGCAACGCTTCCGACCGTGATATTCACCCGGTCGAACCGTTCACTCTTGCCTACGACTAAGGCGTCGTTTTGCTGAAACGCAAAAGCCTCATCTGTCAGGTCGCGCCCATCCCGTCCCCCAAGCGCGGCGCGGTGGGTGTAGGCCTCGGTATCAATGACTGCAATCTCAGCCAGGGCGGTGGTCGAGAGTAAGGTGCCAGAACATTTCAGGCGCATGGCGTAGCCGGTCACGGAGTTGGCGGTGTACTCCGCCCAATCCCCCGGCATATTGAAGCTGATCGTTTGTTTGCCAATCACCCCGAAGGGGGTATTCACCACGCCCCCAAAGTTTCCGGTGATAGTATGGCTAACAAACTCCTCTCCATTGAAATACTCCGCCGTGAGGGTGAGCGGGGTGGTGGTGTTGGCGACCGTGATGTTAGCTTGGATGGTGTTGTACTTGGCGTCACTGATCACCACGAGATCGTTAATCGTAGTGAGCGGAATGGTATCGGTGCTGTCATCCAGGCCATCGAATAACTTGGGCACAGAGGTATGCACTCCCGTACTTGGCACCATCGTGCTCACGCTAGTTGCGACGCGGTAGTTATCGAGAGTGGTGTGATACACGTAATCCGCGATTAGCTCCTGTTGTTGAGCATACGTGCGATTGGAGAGCCGCAAGCGCAAATCGCCTGACGAGCAGGCAACATCCGACTTGATCAGGACGCCCACCTTGCGCCCACTCGCGATATTCAACGGGGTTTCCAGATCATGTGCGGCAATCGTGCCGGTTATAAACCCACCCGCGACGGCGACTTTCGTCCCGAACTCACCCACGGACTGCGTACAGTTGGTGATAACCCCCGCTTGCCAGGGTGTATCCGTAGGAGCGATCTCCCCAAGCGGGTTGTACAAATCCCCCCACGCAGGGGGAACCGCGAACTTGTAATACACAGAGCCGAGCGCGTGACCGTTGTTGTACCCGTACAGGTATTGGCGCGGGTAAGTGGGATCGGGGACCAGAGTTGCGCCAGTCATACGGGCGACACTCTCTTGCGCGGTGACATCCGTCCAAACCCCCGCATTGTTATAGGAACGCACGCGATACATCGCCGCGTTACTCGCAAACAAAATATAAAACCACTCCCCGGCGTCAATCGCCCCGGTGGGGTGCGCGAAAAAGGCGGTGAGCAGGGTCCAGTAGTTCACCCCCAAAACCACGTACTCCGTGTTGGTGCTATGGGTCATCAACCAGGGCGTATCCACGTTGATCACGGAGCCACTCGCGGAAGTGATGGCGCGCCAGGGCTTTTCTTCTTCGCTCCCTGGCCCCTTGATAATTAGAACAACCCCGCCCCCCAGGTCGGTTGTCCAGTTCTGAGTCGCGTCCACGAGTTGCGTCAAATCTCCGGCGTTACTGTCCGCGCATCCGCGCCACCCGTTCATATAGAGTGCCCCAAAGTCGTCGCTGTTGGGCGCGCGCAGGGCATACAGTTGGCGTTTGTACTCAAAGGTTTTATAGCTATATGTTTGAGGAATACGATCTGAAATGACCGCGCAAGGAGCGCGATAGGGGGAAACGGTTGTCCAGGTCGTCCCATCGGTAGACTGCCGAGAACTCAACGCAGAGACAGCTTCCCCTAAAACCTGCCAGTTATTCGTTGCGGTGCCATCGGTGACACTTTCGTAAACTAGCCAGTACAACGTCCCCGCAGTCAAGGTAAGGGTGGTATTGAGGTTGACGACAAATTGCCGGGGGATTTCTTCGGTGCCAAACGCGGCGGCGGTCAAGGTTCCGTTTGCGAGCGAAGCGTTTGGATCGGCCAGCGCGCCCGCCCCTCCATCGTCCGAGTAGATCGCCACGCGCAGGGTGCCGGGAGGCGTCCCTAAAATGGTGATAGGTAAGACGAGCCTATTAGTCGAGAATGTAAATGACGGGGTAAACTGTCGGGCCACGAACTGCGCCGCCCCGTACAAGGGGATGTACGCAATCAAGGTGGATGACGTGGTAGGCATGAGGGCGTAGTCCTCATACGGGGCATCTCCGCCCGCTTGCCCCCCGGTCCAGACGGGCAAGCCTGAAAGTGTGAGTTGATCTTCCACGTGTGAGAGCACATTCCCCGCGTCCGAGTAACGGGTCTTGTCCTTGTGGAAGTAGCGCATCCCCCGCCCCCCGGCCCATGTCCCTTGTTCGTAAGGTTGCCAAGGCGGTTGAAAATCGGCATACTCCCCGCCCGCGTTGGTCATGCGAATCGCCTGATTGGGGAACGTGTTCCGCGTCAGGCCTTCGGGGTCAGGTTCGTAAATCGTTTTGCGCGTCCTGCGGTCTGTTCCGGCGACACGCACGAGATTGAGAAGAACTTTATTCCCGCTTGCGTCAGCCAACTTGAGATGATGCGACGGAGCCAGGGAGGTAGGGGTTACGTCATCAACGGGATAGGTCATGGGATGGGGTAAAACTCATCGGGAGTTCCGCTATAACGCGGGTTTGAAATGTTGAAGGTTTTCACCTGGCGCTTGGGCCTGAGCGGGGCGAAGGTGGTGGACAAGCGCGCCTCCTCTTGCTCGAGTTCGCTCATTATATCGGCCATGCGTGGGTTGACGAAGTTTCCCCCATGCCGCAGGGAGAGGATGTGCCGACACGCCCGGACGACGACCAATTGAAACGGGATACCCTGATCGAGTTCTGTCCAGGTGCGTAGGCCAAGCGGATTCAGGAACGGATGCTGTCCGAGCATGGTCACGCGTAAGGCGTACCCGGTCGGGGGTTGCCACGCCAGTTCGAGAACATTCATGGTGCCGGGGTTTGATTTCACGACTTGCCAGGGAATATCCAAGACGCGCCACTGATTATCGTTGCTGTCGTTGAGCTTGGTTTGTATCTCAACCTTGATCACTTCCGCGTCAGTGTCAATCACCACCGGAATATCCCCGGCGTCGGTCTGTTCTACGAGACTGTATTCAGTCTGCGCGGCGACGGTCGTATAGTCGGCGGTTCGCACATAAACGATCTTGCCCAGGCTCTCAATCGCCCGGTTTACAGCGGCGCGCAGATTGTAAAGATTGTAACGCGCGGTGCATACCGCGTAGTTCACCAGCGACGTAGGAACGGGGTTGAGGACTTCTTCCCCTACAGTGATCGTACCCGTGGATGATTCAAAATCTCCCACCACGTCTACCTGCCCACCGTGTCCACCGGGGGAGCCGCCCTCGTCAAGGATCCACACAACCCCGCCGTTGAAGTGATCGTCGGGATAAGCGGAGAGGCGGGCGTCCACTAGGGTATTACCGGAGCCGCTATCGGCGCGGCCGTTGACCACCCCGCCGAGGCGTTCGGCCACGAGGTAAGTCAGGGTTGCGAGAGTGTAGGGGTTGTAACGGGTCATAAGGTTTCCTTTATACGCGCCACGTCAGGCGGACACGGCGGCGGGAGAGGGCGAGGAGATGGGGAAGACGGGAAGGGGTCATAAAGCTATTGAAAAACGATACTGTTTAATACTGGCGGTATCTTGTGTGCCAAAATATGACAGTAGCACAAACTGACTCAAATCAGAATCCCAAAACATATCGCTATATCCAGCATCCGGGATTACATTGTCCAAGTATGCGGCGTGCGACCAGGTTGCACCGCTATCACGCGAAACCCAAACACACGTGCGCCTCCCAAACACAAAGCCGCACATAATAAGAACGGGGTCTGTCCACCAGCTCGCCTCGCCTCGCAGATGGGTAAGCGTCCAAATCCTATGCCGCCCGCTCACCTCTAAATCTGGCATAGATAAGCCTGCCCACGTCAACCCCATGTCATCAGAAAAGCTAATCCAGGTGTGCGGACTAAAACCACGCATGACAGCAACAATGCGGGCGTTGCCCAGATATTCCAACCCTACCTCATTCGTCCCCGTCCCAAAGCTAGATATATCACTAACGTATGTCCATGTCGCGCCGTTGTCCGCCGACTTTACAAGGATATTTTTTCCGTTGCCCGCCTCCGCGCTTGTCCACATACGCGCCCCCGCGTAAATTACGCCATCGTAAACAAAATGGTCATCAGTGGCAAAAACGAGTAAATTGTTAGACTCGCTCAAGCCAATAAAATTTATTAGAGTCGGAGTGCCCCATGTTGCGCCACCATCCGTTGAGACGCTCTGCCAAGTTCCATGTGCCGTTGTCGCGTAATCGTTCTTCCACATATGTAGTAAGAGTTTTCCGTCAGGCGCGACCATCAACCAGGGCTCCTGGCAATCTTCCCCTGCCCCCAATTCGGGCGGGTTCATCGGGAAGCCCGTCACCGATACGCCTGTCAGCGTTTTATCTTCATCGCTCCATGTCGCGCCGTAATCACCGCTAAACTTGATGTGCAATTCGCCATCATTCATAATATGATTTGATGAGCGATAATAGATAAGTACAATCACCCCGTCCACATTTTCTAAGGTCGGGCGCGCGTACCAATCCGAACCGGCATACTCCCGCACAAGGCTTGTGGCATGGATGGTTACGTCTAACGTTTCGCGCGTTTCAGGCTCGCCAGCCGCTAAAAATCCCATTTGCTCGTTAGATACGCCTCCACTGACATCCGCTCTACATCTGATAGGGTACGTGAGAAAACCAGTACCTCGCCCACGTATCCGGCGATTTCCTGCGAATATCCCAGCCCGCCCCCCAAGTGTCCGGTGCTACTTTGCCCCTGAGAATTTGTGAATGTCCCGTCCGCGACCCCGTTGAGATAAAATGTCCCCGTCCCCGCCGCGACGCGCGAAACGGTAAGAAGTTTCCATCCCGCACTTTGAATATTACTGTTTGCAGGACGATCCGCGCCCGCTCCATAAGTCCCCCAATTGTTCGCTGACATCTTAGAAAAGACATTAGTCTCGTTTGCACTTCCGTCACCATCGGACGAATAAATGCCCCGATACCCCGCTTGTGCATCCATTGAAATTGCAAAAAATAAAGTACATGCCTTTGCACCAAGCGTGAGATTATGAGCATAGCGGTGATTGGCAACACCATCGCAAAGCACGGCACTTTTTCCGTTTTGCACACTGGTTTTGTAAGTCTGCCGATTCCCGTCGGTAGCTTGCGACGCATGTTTTCCGTTGCCAGATTTATCCGCAATTCCCCCTATTTTTTCGCCGTCCGCCGTGACTGGCGTTGTTCGCGCCGCGTCCTGGAAAAGCGAACTAGTATCCGAAAAATCGAACCATTGCGCAGGCGATAAAGAAAGCGGGCTAAAAGCCGCCCCCCCGCCCCCACTCAGCACGCCCGCGGTGATCGGCCTCGTGATTAGACGTGGAAAAGTGAGGAGTCTCATCTATCCGCTCATCTGGAATTGCAGAGAGGCGGTCGCCGTTTCTTCGATGACCTTGAGGGTGCATCCCTTGAGCGGGATGGTCAGAGGAGGATCGTCTGCCTTGAGTTGGAACCCAAGCGAGGCGGTTGGGGTAGTCCCGTCTAAGGTAAAACGCACATCTTGAGTGAGCGCCTGAATGACAATCTTCTCTGCGCCACTTGGATTATAGGTTGCCGAGGGGTGTAGTTGCACGGCGCTTGAAATATTCAGGCCGCTATTGTGCGCTCCGAGCGCGCCGAGTCTCAGTTCATCAACGGAGGTTTGCATTATTCTCTCCTGTAATTCGCAGGGAGGCGCACGAGGAACGTGCGCCGGTGGGTGGAGTCAATGGGTTTCTCGACGGGGATTACTAGCAGTTCCCCGGTGCCGGTGCGATCTCCGTAGCGGGCATCCAGTTCTTTCGCGATGCCCGGATCGGACTTGATCAGCATGGCATCGCTCTTACTCCCCAGTGTGAACGAACGACCCTTATCGAGTTCGTAGGTTTGTTTGAGGGTGGGGGCCAACTTGACGACCTCAAACTGCTGACGGTCTTTGACGGTCGGGGTGTTGGTTTCCCATTTCTGATCGGTTCCAGTTTTCATTCGAGTTTCTCTCCGCAGAAGGGGCAGAAGTAAATCTGCGTTCCGCCTACCCCAAAGCCCGAACCGGGTTTCAGGAAATTCCAAAAGTTCTTACGCGCCCGTTTGAGGTTTTTCTTGGCCTCGTTGCTGCATTCGCCATAGCAGACCAGGGCTTCGGGTTCGGGTGGAGGGCTTGCGCTTTCAAGACGTTTGATCTCCGCCCACATCTCTTGTTTTGTTGCTTTGATAAAGTTCAATTCAGTCATAAGACTTCCTCCAGGTTCACGCGGGGATATACTTCAAGGCTTCCGCCAAGTGTGGCGTTGTAGACTTTTGCGGGCAACCCATCGCGGATGAGTTCGTGACACCGTTGCCAGCGTTCCGTTTCAACCGCGCCGCGATACTGATCGGTAAAGTGTCCGCCATCGAGATCGCATCCCACGAGGTAAATTTCATCGAACCCCTTGAGGTGCGCGAGTTGGATGAGGGCGGTAATCCCGTTGACATCACAGAGCATCGGAAGGTGGAGCGAACGGGGGAATTTCTTGTGGGTGTGGGGAAACTTGTAATGGTGGCAGGTGTTGATATATTCGACATTGGCATGGGTTCCAAGTTCTTCTTCCCAATGCGGAAAGATACATTTCTCGCCGCTCTTGATGTGAAGTTGGCACTCCTCGAAAAAGACATCGCTATCATGCGCCCAGGTGTGCGGCTCAAACCGCGCGTAGTACGTTGGACGCCAGGAAGTTTCAGGATACAGTAAGTGGATACGATTGCAGGCGAAGGTGATCTCCGCCTGCAATCGTTCTAAAGGAGTTCTGAGAAGTGAAGGGCCGTTGCCCACCACAAAGCATCGCATGTTAGGAGATGGTGATGGTTTGGGTTTCGCCCTGGTTCACGAACACATCCCATCCGGTGCCATCCCACACAACTTCACAGCCGAAGCCGATCCGTTCCGCGGAGGTGTCAATCGTGATGGTGTCGCCCGTCAACTCATTGAAGCAGGTGATGTTGTCCGAAGAACCCTGCGAGGCAATCACGAGGGCTTGGTTGGCGGCGACGAAGAACCGACACCACCATCCCGCCGCGATGTCAGTAACGACCGGCAGAGTGAGGGTGACAGACCCGGACGCGCCGCGGTTGGTAAAAATCTTCCCGATGTCACCGGGGAGAATCTGATACGCCGCGGTTTTTGCGGAGATATTGCGGTAAAGGCTCGCGCCTAATCCCATGAAGGTCATGTTATGCCTCCCGGCTAATGCTTACTTCTAAGCGGAGTAAGCGATTTTGTGAGACGACGCCATAGGAGCCGTACCATTTCCAGCCCAGGCTTTCCCACTGTTGGAGTAAGCCTTGTTTCAGGGGGCCGACGACGGTTCCGAACTCACCCACTTCTTGACCCTGGTGAAAGATTTTCGCCAGAGAAGCAGGAGAGCCAAGCAGGACGGGGCACACGCTGTCAGCATTACTCACGGTTTCACCGGAAGCATGGGCAAAGCGCAAGCCACCATTCGCACCCTCTCCGATGATCCCGATGGTTGTCGAGGCCACCGAAGCGACTTTCACGCGCTCGTTGAGTGGGTAATGGGTGTTCGCGGTTTCCAGGGTGCCGATGGTGAGCATATCGCCCACGTCAATATTGGTCGCAGAGGCGACGACGATGGAGGTCGCCAGGGCATTGACCGCCCCGTTCAGGGTGGTGCCAATCGCGGAGGCGTTGGCCGCCCCTGCACTCCAAAACATCTTGGCCCAGGCAGACGAGAGCAGTTTGAACGGCCCAAGTTTCCCAAGTTCAAAATTGAAGATCAGGGATTTGTCCTGGTACTGTCCTGCGGCGATGACGTTTCCGCCCGTGCGTACATCTTTGTACGCATAAGGGTGCATGAGCGCCATCCAAGAAGCCATCCCGCCATCGAGAACGGTAGGGGATTTCAAGGTTTCGAGGTCGGCCTGAGCATCGGAGAGCAGGTCATCGGTCAGGTTGTGGCCGGTGCCGCCCGCGTCCAAAGAGGAGCGAGCCGCAACATTGCCGCCGCGCATGACGTTTGAGGCTTGCAAAGCGGTATTCTTGGCGATGAGGTCTACTGACTCCATCTGGTTTTTCCCGATAGCTTCCATGCGTTGCATCCCATAATTGGTATATGCGCCAAGCATCAAAGCCTCTGACACCTGAATCGCGTTGCCGCGCGAGGTGGGGGAGATGGTGATGGTGGTGTCGGTTTGCGTGACGGGGGTCACGTCCACCAACTGACTAATGGCTGTCTCGACGGGTTGAAGGTCGCTGATAAAGTTCAGTGTCACACTCGAACCCTGTGCGAGCGGGCCATCTTTCTCCAAGTTTGCCTCGAAGGGCATGGAGAATTGATCGTATAACCTCATCAACTCCGCGGCTTTCACGTAGTCCGCAATATAGCGGGTACGCAAAGCACCGGTCAAGTTGGAGGTGGTTTGTACAGTCATGGTTTACTTCCTATTTGAACGCACCCAGGCTGTCGATCTCTCTGATGAGGGTTTCCTGTTCCGCCTTGTTGAGGCGGGGAGTTCGTTGGAGTTCGGCCAGGCGCGCGATTTTTGAGTCTAAGTTACCTGCGCTTCCCACGCTCCCCGAAGGGGCAGGGATCGCAGAAGCGGGGGCCGGGGGTTGGTTAGCCTTCGCTCGTTGGTAACGAATGAGAGCCAATTCCAGCGCATCGGGATTGTTTCCGTGCTGGCGGGTAAGCTGGATCACATCGTTCGAGTTCGGGTCAACTCCTACGGCGCTATAAATACTCAAGAAATCTACGGCTTGCGACGCGGCTTGGGGCGCTCCATTTGCCAATGAAGCGGGTTGAACCTGAGACGGGGGAACGGGTTGGATAGAAGCCTGAACGGGATACCCTGAACGCAGTTCGTTGACTGCGTTCTCAAGTTCCGCGATGCGCCGATCCTTCATGGATTGCACACGCTTTTCAATCATCGGCTCCAATGCCGCAATTTGTTCCGCCGTGAACGTCACGACACCGTTTGAAGGCGGCTGACCAGAGACAACTCCCCCGGCAGGGGTTGGCACTCCCTGCGGTGAAGCTGTGCCTGCGCTCTCCAAGTTTGCTTGATTTGTCATTTTACACGTTTCCTTGTTGAATGTTTGAATTGATTATACTACGCCCGTCAACGTATCACTTCGCTTTGGGCTTGATGTTCTTTTTACCGGGCTGAACAGAGCCTTTTACGGGAATGTCTTTGCGGGTGTAGCGGTTCCAATCGTCGGCGTTCTTTCTCCCCTTCGGTGGCGCAGGGGATTTCGGGGACTTGGGGGTGATAGTTCCTTTTTTGGAAGATGAGTTCGTCGGCATAAGATTCTCCTTACGGGGTTGCGGGGACCTGCTCCCCAAAATAACTACTCTCCATCTGGAAAAGTAGGGTTTCATATGGAATACCCAATTGTTCAGCAAGGCGTGTCAAGGATTTCTTCATCGCGGGGCTGAGGGTGCCCCCCGCGAAGTAGTCCTCAAGCAAGTTGCTCTGGTCTTGGGAGATGAGGGCTTGGTAATCCTGCCAGGTGGGGACGGGAGGATTGTACCCAAAGGCAGGAGCGGCTTGCTCTTGCATCGAGCCTTGGGGTTGGGCAAACTCCTGGCGCAATTCTCCAGGGAGAGGTTCGCGCAGTTTCCCGGCCAGGGCGTCCAGCTTCTCCTCAATCGAAAGGTTCCAGATGTCCGAGGTTTCAAGATATGCCTTGAGTTCGGGGTGTTCATTCCAGTACGCCCGCGCGCCCTTCGTATCCCCTAAGTCCTTGAGCGCATTGTATCCATCCCATGCGCTTTGAATGTCAGGGAATTGCGCGTCCAGGGTGGCGTACTTCTGCCCCTTGTAATACTTCTCGAGGAAATCCAGCCCGCCGTAATAGGTAAAGAGAAGTTCGTTCCCCATGACTTGCTCCTCTTTCCATGACAAGACTTTCTCCAAGAGCGGATCATTCCCCATAAGAAGTTTGGCGGCGTCGGGGTTGGCTTGGTTGAGGGCGAAATAACGATCCACGCGCTCCCAAATATCTTCCCCGAACAGGCGCGCCCCTTCCGCTTGCATCGCTTTGTAGTCGCTCCGTACCATGCCCCACTCCTCACGCGTGGCGTTCTCTGGCAGGGCGAGGAGCGCGGATAAGTCCACGATCCCGGCCATGAAACGATCTCGGTCGGGCTTGGTCATAAACGAGAGATCGCCCTTGTTGGCGTAGAATTGTTCGATGATGCCAGGGTCAATCCCGATCAACTTGGTAATATCCGAGGCTTGTCCAGGGGGGACGCGCCCTAAGACGTTGTAGGCCAGCGCGCGATCCACTTCCGGCCCGGACTTCTTGGCGATCAAGATGCTATCCATCCAGGGGTAACGGGTATGCAATTGATCCATGAGATCGCGGAACTCGTCAGCGTTCAAATCGCTGGAGCGGTTCCAGAGGGTGTAATACTCTGAGTACATCTTATCGATCTGGATGTCGCTCAGGTTGCGCCCCTTGAACCCCACCCCTAGGAAGAAGGATGTCAACTGCCCAGGGGTACGCTTATCTAAGGCGTACTGCGTGGCTTGCTCCCATATCGCCTGAGCTTCGGGATTGGCCGCCCGGATTTCAGGACTAGCGGCGTCAATCGCTTGCTCATCCGTAATCTGGACATACTCCCCATTGATCGTCACACCCTGCGCCAGCGCCGCCAGAGCCATCGCGACGCGGCGCTGTTCGTAGGGGTCTTGCCCTCCGGCGAAGAAGTGGGTAAAGGGGTCAACCTCAAGGTTTTGATTGAAGATCGCCCCGATACTCCGTAAGGTGGCGGTTTGCGGAATGAGTCTCCCGGCCCATCGTGCGGCGGCGTCCTGCTCGCCCTTCGCGTACAGAGAGAGGGCGAGCGCGAAATTGAGCGGCGTCCAGGTGGAAGGGCCGAACTTGCCTACGTCGTCCAAGGAACGAGTGAGCCAGTCTACCCGTTTGGCCGGGTCGTTGAAGTCGGTTCCGGTCAAGCCGTTCAAGGGGTTGAGGGTGGCTTCCAGGTTGAAGAATAAGGGATTGTCATCGTTGCGCCCCAGGAGTTCATTGGAGTTGATATTGTACTTCCACCACTCCGGGGAACCGGCGTGCAAATGCTCTAGCGCCGTGCGGTACTTGGCGTAGGCGGCGATAGTTTCAGGGTTGGAGACAAGCCGGGTGAGCCAGTTCTTGTACGTGCGGGTGTACCAGAACTCATACGGGAAAAGGTAAGCGGCCACCAGATCAAGGTTTCTCTTCTGAGAATAATCGTGCAAAGCGAAGTCGCGCATGAGGTCCGCATAGCCAGAGGCTAACAGGCGCGCCTCCCCAATGCGCTCCGTGGCCTGTGTTTTCCATCCGCCTAGGGCTTGCTCCACCTTCGGAGAGAAGTCGGACGGAGTGAGGGTGCCCCAACTATCGGAGAGTTTCTGATTGACGCGGTTTAACCAGTCCTTTAACCCTGCGAGATTTTCGGCGGTGGCACGTGGACCGGTAGGCATGGAGCCATCCATGTACGGCGTGCGAAGCGGGATCGGGTTCCCATCCGGCCCCATCGTCAACCCACCCGGAGTAGTGAACCCTGGCATAGTGCCCTGCGTGGGGGGGAGGGTGTTGGCGAGCGTGGGCGCACCCGCGGGAATCGCCTCGCCCACGCCCCTTATGGCGGGCGGAACGTTTGAGGTGAGCGGCAACTGCCCGGGAATAGGAGAGGTGGGGAAGGTGTCGAGAGGCGTTACCTTCGGGAGAGGTGCAGACGAAGGAAGGTTTTCAATTTTCTGGCGACTTAGATAACCACTCAGGTATGCGTCCAAATTTTCAATCAGCGCTCCCTTACCCTTCGCGCGTCTCTGCGCTTCAAAGGCGGCCCAGGCTTGTTCGACTGACCCTTCGCTGACGCCCTTCCCCTTGAGAATGGAGGCAACTTCGGTATAAGCCCCACTCATATCTTGGATGCGTTCCCACACTTTCATTTGGATTGCCCGCAAGTATTTGAGGTTGTCGCTCATATCCTTGCCGTTGACGATCCGATTGAGAGCGTTCAAGAAAGTTCTCTTATTTTTGTAGCCATCCTGGTACAAATCCTTATAAAATCCAGGATTATCGGACATCAAAAGTTTTTCGATGTCCCACTCCTCCGCCCCGAACTTATCTACTTGCACCGGACCCATCGCATCTTTGAGTTCGTTGTACATATCCCCTGCGGCCCATTGCATGAGTTGCTTGAAGTCGTCAGGGAGTTTGCTTACCGGCGTCATGGCATCACTCATGGTCATAGACCGCCCTACCCCTCCGTACTTCCCAATCACGTTCTCGATGATGCGTTGGTTGTAAGTTCCTTTGGCGGTGGCCGAGCTAATCCCGTAGTGATCTGCAAGAATTGCAATCGCGGTTTTATTATCCTCGCGCCCCAGGGCCGACAGGATTTTATCCTTCGTCTGGAATACTAGCGGCCCCTTACTTGTCGTCTCAACTACCGCATCATCAAATGCCCGCGCTTGCGCCAGGGCTTCGCGGGCCTGATCTAGAAGCGCCTTAGACGGTTCGTACCCCGAGATTTGACGCACGTTCTGCCAGTAGGTTTCTCCGAAAGAAGCATAGGCTTCGCGTGTGGTGGCCCATTGGGTGCGGGTTTCCGTGCGCCAGTGGTTCCAAAGCGCATCCAAAAACTCATCCTTGCCCATCCCGGCGAAAGGTTCCCCGGTCATCTTGAACTCGTCCCATAGTTGGGCAATAGTTGCTGTACCCTTCCCGCTCTTGAGTTCCTGCGTGCGCGCCCACACCTGCTTGGTAAATAACTCGTGGGTGTTGTTCATCCCTGACCACAGGCTATCCATCTGGTTCAGCATCGCCATACCCGTCTCATCTACCTGTTTGGCAAACTCCGGGGCCAGGGATACCGCTTCGCGCCGGATAGTGGTCACAAGGTTTTCGTAAGCGCGGCGCGTGTAGGCGTTGGCCCACACCCGATGATTGGCGATAGCACTCTCGGCGTCACTCATCAAACCCTGTGCGGTCGCTTCCGAGGCGTTGAGGAGAATGTTATTCCCTTCCAGCGAGGCCAGCATGTCAGTCGCGCCGGTTTGCTCGAACTTGGCGGCATCTGCGAACTTCTCGGTATCCACCGCAAGGGCGGTGATCTTGGCTTGCTTCTCCGCCAGCGTCCCCTCGCCCTGATAGATCACCTTCATCTGTTCCCACACGTTGAAGTTTTGGGCGATCCGAATATCTTCCTCACCCATCCATAGGGCGGTCTTGGTGATCTCAATGTTCCCAGGGGCGGCGAGTTCTCTAAAACGGGCGAGGGCCTTGTCTACACTCCCGTCATACTCAAGCACGAGCCGAGTGAGCAGGTTGGCGGTCTGTGTATCCATCCCGGCGTCCACGAGTGGGGCGATGTCGGGGAGGGCTTTGCCGGGGCGTAGCATCTGGCGCATCACATCCTTGACTGCCTTGTAGGAGATTTGCGCGGCCCCCAATTCCTCAAACTCCGCCGACTTTTTCAAGCCGAATTGCCACCACTTGTACCCTTTCTCCGCTTCCCCGACTCCTTCGATGGTAGCTCCGATCCCCCCAAACCCGCCCATCTTGGCATTGGTGACACCCCCTAATAGCTCGCGCACCCCATTGACCGCCTTCTCTTTGCCTACAAAGATGGACCCTGCGCCCGCATCTACCGAGATCGTGAGCGCGTTGTTCATCAAGTTCCTAAACGCAAAGCCGGGGGACATCCCCATATAGACATTCGCAAAGAAGCGATTGATCGGGGTGTAGATTGCGCCCTTTGTCATCTTATCGAAGCGCGAGATGAAGCGTTGCGCGGGGGTGATTGCCCCTAAGTTGGCGTATCGCTCCAGGTCTGCCATGGTTTCCCCAGGTTTCAAGACTGCGGTGCCCGTTTTCCGGTAGTCGGCCAGGCGGTCAATGGCGTCCGCTTGCTCAAGGACGGTAGGGAAATAGGCTTTGGAACTCTCGTCAAGTTTGGAGGTGGCCCACTGAACCACACCCTCTAACCCGCCCGCCTTTGCCTCCTCAAAGCCACGCAAGAAGGCGGAGAAATCCAGGTTTCCACGCATCCCAGGCAGAGGCGTTTGCCCCGCGGGTTGGGTCGCGTCAATCAAATGGTTCCGTAAGATGACCCCTAACTCATCGGCGGCGCGCGAGAAAAGCGGCTTGGGAACCGGAGCATGGGTCAGGATGTCCACCCCTTCCGCCACGGCGTTCAGGTTGTCGTCGGTCTTGAGGACCAGGGCGCGCATGATCTCCATCGCTTTATCGAAGTCATACGTACCATCCGCCTTCCGCGTGTTCGCAAAAACAAAACGAACCATCTGCCCGGAGCGGTTGGCTAAATCCTGGCGCTTCCCTTCGGTGGTCAATTGCAGTAGTCCCCGATTTTGGGCGAGTTCGTCCAGGTTGGCGCTTACTTTGCCCACCTGATCCTTGACGACTTGCGCCAAGTTTTCAAGAGAGTTCACCCCTTCTGCGACGGTGTTTGCCCGGAGTGCCTTGAACGCTTCATCTACCTTTGTGGAGGGATTGACGAAGATGTCCTCAACTTTCCCAAGTCTACGGGCTGTAACTCCGGCCCGCGTAAAAAATCCTGCGGCATTGAGCGGATCGAGGATCAACTGCCCAATCATCTCGTCAATAGGTTTCTGTAACTCAGTCGCAAGGTAGGCGGGATTTTCTCCGGCCTTGTAGCGGCGCACATACTCATCCCTGAGGGTGACATCATTCAGAACGGAGTACGCGATCCGACTGGCTTGCCAGTTCTCATCCAGGTTATCGCGGGCTTCGTCCCATGACTTCTTGGGGGCAGTCAGCACCCGCAAAGAATTATAGGCGGCGAGCGGCCCCACCGCGTCCGTGATCGCGGTAGCCCACCCAGGCATCCAGTCAGGATAATTGATGTCGGGCAAAGGAGAGCCTTCCTGTGCGTCCTGCATGGTCAACTGCCCGGTTCCAATCAGGCTTTCAGCAGTCTTGGAGAACAACCCGAAGGCGCTCCCGATCCCGCGCCCCATCTCCGCGATGGTGCGCCCTGCGTAGGTGGCAAAGGTTGGTGCGCCTTCTTCGTCCCCTCCAAGTTCACGTAAGCCCGGCCCCGCTTGCATCAAGAAATTCCACGCGGCAGGGAGGCCTTGCTTGAAATCGCCCTTCTCTAAATATCCTGCGGCGGTTTCGGCGGCAGATACAAAGGGGTTTTTCTCCTGTGTGGGGTCGGTTCCCTGGTGGAGGCGATACTGTATCCCCTTGAACCACCCCTCGAAAGAGGCGGCTAAATCTGTGCGCCCAAGTGGGGTGAAGTCCGGTTCTCCGTGTGGGTTCCAGCCGGTCGCGCCCGTAGGCAGGGGGTTGCCGTTGAAATCGAGGGGCACCCCCTGATTATTTACGGGAGGATTGCGATAGTCCCATCCCCCCATCGGATCATTCGGATCGTAATTGACTTGCCCGGTGGGTTCCCAGGCGTCGGGTTGACCTTTCGGTTTATGGAGCGTGCCATCGTTCGCCTCAAGCGGGGTTCCCGCGTAGGGGTTGAAGGTTCCTTGAGGTTTCTGTTGGCCTTGAGGCTGATAGACTTTATTATAGAAACTCTGTTGCTGGTTTTGGGAACCCGAGGAGAGCCAGCGTTTACGAGGATCGCCCAGGGGCGCGCCGTTATTTATAGTCGCCATGTTACCAATCCTGTCCGCGAGAGACTTGCCACGTTGCGCGCGGGGTTACGTGCCCCTCCTGGCATGGTTGAGCCTTGTGCGTAGACCGGGGGCTGATAGCGTTGCGAGACGCCGCGCCCGGTGTAGCCTCCGGGGTTGCCCCCGCCTCCCCCTCCGCCACCCCCTCCGCCCCCAGATGGGTTGTAGCCCGTCCCCCCTCCGCCACTCCCGCCTCCCGTAGGTGTGCCCACAGGGCGCTGGGGAGAGTTCGGGAGATAGTCGGGGTAGCCTTCGCCACCCCCGATGACCCTGTTACCAGACTCAGACCACAAGCCTTGCCTGCCCCCGATCCAACCCACGTACGCGGCAGGGGTGTTGCGCGGGACACGCACCCAGGTGCCATCCGCTTGCTGAACCACATCGAAGCCAGGATAACCGGAGGTGTTGATGGTTTCTCCGGTGGGTAAAACGTTGTAGCCCACGACTTGCCCCGCGGTGTTGTAGATAGGTTGGTACACCCCTCTCTGTACCTGATAGGTGTCTTTGGGTTTGGCGGCCTCGCTCCGTGCGTATAAGTCTTGCTCGATAGCCGCGGCCTGTTGTGAACCCGTCATCCCAGGCGCAAGGGGATTGTTGAGAATTGCCGGACCCTCTGGCGCGCGCGGCCTACCTCCGGCGTCTGTGTTGACGGGCCTCCCGTAGTAAGCAGGGTTGGCGTAACTTACCGGGCCTTGCGCCGGGGGTAGATACGAAGGCATCCCGATTCCTGTGTAATACCCGGTAGCTTGCGGGGTCGTCGGAACACCTGTGCCGGGGATAAGTCCTTGCCCCGCCACGGAAGGAGTGCCCTGAGCGAGCGGGGGTTGACCCGCACCGATCCCAGGAAAGGTAGGGACGTTACCCCCTCCCTGTTTAGTTAGGCTTCCTTTCTTGAACGCCGGGAGCGGTTTTGTTAGGCGCGCCCACCAATCCCCTCCCGCGTATGTCTGCCCTCCAACTGGATACGAGGGAGTATTGACGGGGGCGGGAGAAGTCTTTGGGTAAACAGTCGTTGGCTTGTAACCCCCACCCTGCGACGGGGGAATATAGCCGGTGTATTGGTTATTCGAAAGGGGCGCATAGGGTCCAGAGGGCTGACCGGGGAACGTGGTTGAGGGATTGGATGAAGTTGTCCCTTGTGTTCCGGGTGGGTTTTGCAAGGGGATTATGGGCGGAGGTTGAGTCTGTGAGGCCTGCGCGTTACCACCGCTCATTCCCGCGTAGCTCGCTTCCCCAGGCGTCACGAGATGCTTCTGCCCTTTCGCCGCCAGGTCTTTCATATACCCCGATAAATCCGGGGCTTTCAACACCATCCCGGCCTGTAAGGTTCCGCCCCCGATCAGGTCCGCGATCACGTTGAAGTAGCGTTGATCGCCATACAACTTCTGCGCGATGGAGGCAAAGCTATCGCCACTCTGGACGGTGTAACCCTTGTTGCGCTTGGGTTTCTTGTTGCCCCCACCCCCACCTGAGGCGTTGGGATTGAAGCCCTGATCGAAGCCCTTGCCGGGATTGCCAGGAGAGTCGAAGTCAAAACTGTTGTTCGGCGGCATCGTCTTGTTCCTCTTGCATCATCTCTATCATGATCTGCGCGGCTTGTGCTTGTTGTTCGGCGGCGCGGACGGACGGGCGATACTCGAACGCCCGTTGAAAATCTTCAAGCCAGTCGTTGACTTGCTCTTGCGCGGCCAGGGTCAACTCCTCCATCATCGCTTTTGTGATCATTGTAGTGGTACTCCCCGGCCATCGAACCCGGTCTGCGTCTCACGCGTGGCGTCAGGGTTCACGAGCGAAGGGGGTATGCCCCCTGCGGCGGAGTTGTAACCCTGCCCGGAGATTTGCGGCCCGATAGGGGGCGTGGGTGGGGCCAGCGGAGTTTCCGAGAAATACGAGGCGTCCCCACCCATCGGAGGCTCAGGCTGAGGGGGTGGTTGTTGGGCGGCTTGTTGCATCTGCATTTGCATCTGCATCTGCATCTGCTGGATTTGCATTTGCGAAAGCGCCTCCATCTCGCTCATCTTGATCCGCCACATGGTCGCGCTCATTTCCTCCATCGCCCGTTTTGTCATCTCCTTTTGCGGGTCGGCAATCCCCATCCATTCAAGGGCGGTTTCATCGGATAACCCTACCTGCTTGCCAATCGCCCCGACATTGGCTTGCTGTATCCTGGTGCCTTCGTTTTCGGTGCTGAGTTCAACCGTGATATAGGTGTGTTCAATATCTATATCACCTGGTTTTATGGCGTATTCTTCGGTTTCACGATCCTTGTCCACGCCCCGCGCCCGCACCGGTTCTCCGGCGACCTTGAGCCACTGGAGAAATTGGTAGCATATCTCAGTTAGGGCGGCTTCCGCGACCGCCTTCACCCCGCTCACGCTCGCTTTCCCCTGGACAATCTGCTGGTTCTGTCCCGCGAACGTTTCGGCGGAGGTTGCGCCGCCTAACGCCTGAGAGACACCCGTCTCAGATTGGTGCTGCCCCAGGTTGTTTTGAAGGACCTGTAAATTCTGATCGAATTGTGCGGGGCGGGTCTCCCTGAAAGTATGCCCGGGGAGTTCGTGAAGGACGCCACCCACGATAGCCGTGTAGTCAGGGTCCATGTCAATGTCATTCGTGGGGCCGTTGTGAACCCAATCCGGCTTGCCTGCGTTCTGAATCCCCTTCGTCATTTGAAGGGAAGCCAACGTACAATCAGTTTCCCAGGAACCCGACTGCACCACATACCACAAGAGCGGCTTGGTTTTGTACTTGCCGTTTGCTTCAAGGCTACTTTCCCCACTCTCGCACACCCAAGGGATAAAGCCTGAGGTGTTTGGGTCGTCCATAATATCCACCACATCGGCGCTGTCTGCCAGGGCCGGGGTCGTGGTCAAGCCAGGGACAACCCATACATAGGTACGTTCCAGATCGCAGTAGTAAAATTCTGTGCAGTACTTAAATTTGTAATCCTGCCCCTTCTTCGCGGTGTTCAGTTTCGTTTCAAGTTTCTTGGCGGCATCCCCCCAACTATCCAAAACTTCGTGAACGGGGCGCACCGAGACAGATACCACGCGTTCCAGGCCATCGTCACTCGTCTGCCAGTGGACATCCATTGGATTGTACACCTTGACCCCAAAGGGGCCATGCTGACGCCGGAAGGCGGCGCGGGTCTTGCCCGTCTTATCCGCTTGGGCGCGCTGTGAATATTCCACGTGCCGGACGTGCGCCGTGACGGTCTGGTAGAGCGCGGCGCTTTCAAGGATGTCCGCTTGAACCGAGTTGCCTTGCCGCCTGTCCGCCTTTTGTAACCACCACTTCAAGGCTTGCTCCCTTTGATTGGCGACTTCTTTGCCCTTGAACTCCTCCCCCCAGGGCTGGATTTTTACTTTGGGCGACGCTTGCATAAAGGTATTCTTGGTGACAAGAATATCCTTATAAGGGCCGGGTTTGACGACCGCATGGTAGCCCGCAATGTCCTTCGTTCCTGCGGGGCGGGCGTATTCCAAGTGGTAGGTGCGTTGTATCTCCCGCCACATGGGATTTCGTTCAGTCTCATCGCGGGCAATCGCGAGCGCGGCCCACGCGCGAATTTGCTTTGTATCCATCAATTTCTCCCGAACGCCATTGAGTAGGCGTTCTTTTTGGGGTGCTGGTTTAGGATCGCGCCAGGTAAATTAGGGCTTCGCTTGACAGAGTTAGGGAGATACCCTTCTCCGGCGAAGACGCACATATAAGCGGCATCGAGACAGTCATCATTTGGGGTGTTCGGCCAGTTGATCCACTCATTGCGGAAGGCGCGTAAGAAGGGGGTGTCGGTGTCGGCGATCCAGACCCTTTGCATGAAGCGCGGGGCAAGCCAGTTCTCGAAGCGATCTCCCTTGCTCGTGCGTCCATGCGTGATCGCAAAGAGCGGGAGTACCTTGCCGTTCGTGTCGTTTGTGAGGAGTAGGTCATTATAAAATTCCTCGCCTTTCCCGATGTTCTCTACCCCAATCTTTAGGAGCGTAGGATACATCGAGGCGTAACTGGCGACCGCTTGCAGGGCTTCTCCCTTCGAGACGTGGCCCCGGTAGCCATCCACCAAGACAAGCCCGCCCCCAGGGAGCGCCCGCATAATCGCCAGGGCAAAATAATCGCGGCCTTTGTTCTTCAATTTGTCGGCGGTTGAGGCGTAGTCAATCCCAAAGATCACCGGCCAACTGGCCTTGATGTCGGCGGCAGGATACTCGTGTAACCACTCCGCTTTCAGGTTCAACCCCTCCATCGCCTTCAAGTCCAAGAGCATCATGCGGGCGAACCCTGCGGCCCCGCCTTCCATCAAGGACGTGCGGTAGAACGTACTCAGGCGGTCGAAGTTCCATTGTGCGGGCCAGGAGAGTTTCCAGTATCTTCCAGAAAAGGGGATGTTTCCCATTTCGGGAAAGTCCCGATTGAGCGGTGTCTGCGGCCAGAGTTCCGCCCCAGGAGTTTCCGGGGTGGCGGCGACCATGACGGGGGTGTGAGAAAGGAGATATTCCCCGGTCCCTTTGATGTGGGCGTACACATCATTCGAGAGCCAGGGGGTGAAGTTCCAAATTTCCCAACAATCTTTCATCACGCAGAACTTGAGGGTATCGGTGTAGAACTTTTTGACCGCCTTCATTTCAATGCCTGACGCGGTATTGTTCTCATCGTGGATATCATCCACAATCAGGAAGCCGTTGTAGCGGGAGCCAATGTTCGAGCCGTTCTTCCAGCCGCGCCCGACCCAAGAAGCCCCATCTGGACGCCCGTCACAACGTTTCGCCCATTCTTCTTCGTTCAACTTGTTATCCCTGACATAGTAGCCGGTTTCTGCGCCCCATCCGCGAGACTTATCGGGGACGACATGCGGGAATACTTTTTTCCAACGCGGATCAAACTCAATCAGATAAGCAATCGCGGCGGCGGTTTCCTGCGCCTTCTGGTCATTGATCCGAATGATGCCGTTGACTTTGTGGGGTTCGTGCCCAATGCGGAAGGCGGCGAAATATTTTGAAAAGATGGTAGTCTTGGCGCTCTCGCGGTGGGCCTCTTGCGCCAGGCCCAACCCTTCGGCATGGGCGCGATAGGCTTTTGGCACCCATTCGCAACTTGCCATCGGGGGTAAGTCCATGCCGGTCATCAACTTGAAGAAGGCGATAAAGCCCTCGACCGTATCCTTCTGCGGCATGAGCAGGGCTTGTAACTCAAGGATAAGGTTGAAAGTTTCGTCATCCAGGCCGCGCGCCACCGCGATCCTTTCGTCAGGGGCGAGGGTTTCCCATTGCGCGATCATCTCCGCCAGGGTTTGATCGAGCGGAGAAGGCTGAGGCGCGGGCAGGGTGGCGGTTTTCTTGGAGCGAGCCATTAGAGCGGTTCCACCTCGTCATCGGCCAGATAGCCCCACAGGGGATACCCGCCCACGAATAGCCCGTACATGAACATCCCCTTCCATTTCTTCGCGGTCAGCTTGCGTATTTCCGTGCCATTGGCGAGCATGATGTGTTCTCCGCTATCCGGGTTATTCTTCAACTTCTCACCGTTGAGATCGGAGGTGACGACCCGATGGGTCATGGGTGGGCGCAGGAGCAGGGTCAGGTTGGCGACCGCTTCATCGAACTCCGCCCGCGTCACGTAGTCGCCATCGGGAGGGGGAAGCGGGGGAACATATCCGGCGAACTCTGCCAGTTCCACTTCGTCGCCGTAGAACTTATTACGATCTATATCAGGTTCGCAACCAGGCACCGGGGGGCACCAACTGAACCCGTCCCAATATCCAATCTGCCATACCTTGCACTTCGCCACGCTCCACCCGGCCGGTTGGGTAGGGAGGGCGGCACTAGTCCAGTGGGCGATCCAATGCCAGAAGGCATTGATCCACGCGGGCATGGGGGAGAGTTTGGTGTTGGCAAAGCCAGGGCTTGTATAAATCCCGACCTTGCCGGGGTTCCAGGCGTTGACGCCATCCAAGAGGATTTTGAGGCGGGCCAGGCGCACTTCATTCGCCACGTTGTCTACTGTCTCAACATCCGCCCAAAAGAAGGGTTTGTACCCCAGGAACTTTTCCACTTGCTCAAGTAAGGCCAGGGCATAGTCCCGTTGGGTTTCACCCAAGACATCGGAACGGAAGAACCAGTAAACCATCACGACCGTGCCGGAGGCTTTTGCATCGGCCACGAATTGCCACAGTTTACTATCAGGAAGCGGATCACCTCCTTCGCCAAGTTTCAGGATGGAGAACTTCATCTCCGCTTGCTTCTGGAACCAGTTGAGAACGGTGTTCCAGTGGGAAAGATCATCGCCGTGGGTCCAGGTCTGCACCACGGCCAGGGCAGAGCGCCAGGCGCGTTTGAAGATGGAGAGTTTTTCCTGTTGGGGAGCGGGGTTGAATTGTAAATAGTTTTGCGGGTTCATGCTACCTCAGAAGGGCGATCAGACTGATAATCAAGCTGATCATAGAAATCACGGAGGGGAACCACACCGCCAAGCGAATAACCTGGCTATCGGCCTCCTGTTTCGCGGCAATCTTTGTGACCGCTTCTTGTATCCCACCATGTCCATTCTCCCCTTCCAGGGTGATACGCAGGCGTTGGGTGGTAGCCCATGACTCGCGCGAGTCGGTGCGGAGTTGCGAAAGCTCGCGGGTCAGGGAGCGGATGTCAGATTCGAGACTTAGGTTAGAGGGGTCCATAAGGTATAACTCTGTGCGTAGGATAATGAAACAACGAGGGCAATCAGAGCAACCACCAGGGCCACTATGACAAGAGCGATCACAATCTTCCAGGTTCGGGCGGTCATGCGAGAAAGGCTTCCCAGGTGAAACTTACAGTCGCGTCCGGCGTCCCCATGACCGCGAGAGAGGCCACTGAATAATCTAGGCCGTTCGCCTCAAAGCGCGCCACGTTGAGCGAGCCTTGTCCAGTAGGGCAGGCGAAGAAGAAAGGCTCCGTTCCAGCGGGATACGGGATAGGGTAGATAACTTCGAGGATGCCGTAGCCCTCGGGCGAGAGTTGCCCGGACACCTTGCCCATTTGCTTCGCGGGCGTCTTGGGTTTTCCAGGGCCAGGGGTGCCGAAGATAAACAGAGAGGGAATGAGTTGAAAGAGGGAGAGGAACTTACGGCGGGTCATGATTCGTTCCTGGCAATCGCGGCGTTGGCCCACATCGCGGCGGTTTCGAGTTCAGTCAAGGCGACTGAGAGTTCACGCGACGGGGGACAGGAGGCGGTCAGGAGTTCCGCGAGTTCTTTCGCTTTTGCGCGGATGGCCTCGTAACGCTCAGGCTGTCCAGGCTTCGGGGCGTGGTAGGTGAAATTCTTGGCGAGTTTGTTTCGGTCAACTTCGGAAGGGGTATACATAGTCATTCGTTCCTTTGGGGATAGGTGATAAGGTTCTCATCGCCAGGGTCGCAATCCACAAGATACGGGGCAAAGAGATCGTTGGAGAACTCAAGTTCCTCGGTGTTTATGTTGTACGTCAACACGGGAGGAGGTAAGCGGCGCATGAGGTCTTGGAAGCGCAGGTAGGTTTCTGCGACATTGGAAAGAGGGTAAGGTACTCCATCGTGCCCGCCAGACACAGGGCACGACCAGCTTGACGGAGTAGGAACATGAGAAGGGGGCTGGATGTTTTTGGAGATCATAAATTTTCAGTGTCCCACAAGCGTAGCGTAGCAAGCAAGCCCAATAGCGACCCACCCTAAGACGCCAACGACAAGAAGAAGGCGACGCAGAAGGGAGAGAAAGCGGATTTCAGCAGGGGAGAGAAGGGGAAGTTTTTCCATGTGATAAATTTTCGGGAGGGACTAAGACGAAAAGGTAAGGAAGGACAAAGAGACGTGGGGGGGGAGGGGGAAGGAAGTACAGAACACGGATGCTTCTTTCTTTTCTGGCGTGGTGGTCGTCTGGCGTCTGGCGTTTCCTTTGTCGGGCTTGTCTGGTTGTGATAATTGTTATTACCCAAACCAGACTTTCGACATTTTACACGCTCACCGTGTATCTTGTCGGGTAGTGATGACTTGCGCGAGAACGTCCAGTAGTTTACTCACACCTTCATTGTCTAATCGTAGTCCCGACTGCCCATTGTCCGATGTTTGTACAACGTCAGGTACGTAATCACCCACGCGCAGAACCAGCTTGGCCGCTTCAGTGGATGCACGCCCTTGACCCGACTTGGCGAGAATTGTTTGAGCCTTCGCAATCTCGCGGATAGCAGATATGGGAGACCGCGCCACGTCAGCCATACCAGAAGCCCACGCGCGCCGCGCCTTGTCCCAACGGATTCGCGCCATTGCACTCGCCTGCGCTTTGTCTAGCACCGCTCCCTTTGTGATGTGATTCTTTTCAACATCGAACACAGCCCCATTTTTTAGGATGCGCGTCTCGCCAGGTACAGCCGGTATCATATCGCTCATATTCCGAATTATACCCCACCCGTCAACATCCTACACGGTAACGCACATCCTATATAAACTGGTATGCTATTTGCTTGTTTTGGCTATTGACATCACCCATTGGAACGGTTACACTTAGAGAAATTAGAGAACAAAGGACACCCCCCATGCTCACAAACACCCACGTTACCACCCAAGACAACCCCACCGTTTACAACGTAGTCCACACCTGGACCGCAACCGATGGACGTCCTATCTGCCAGTTGTCCGAAATCGGATCCCCCTATCCTATTATGCAACGCTATGCGGATACCCTGACCGTTGTCTCTACCGAAAATGACCGGATGATCGCCCGCTTA